CACTGCTGTAACCGAATCCAGAGCACCGAGTTTAGGTTATAAATTTGTTCCGCTTAAAACCCCAGTTTCCACTGGGAAAGCTTCGGATTTTCTCGGCGAGCAGGGCATGGATATTCCGGCCGAACCAGCAGCGCTTATTCCACGTGGAACATTTTATGGCAGTGAGGAAGGCATGGACGTTACTCAGAGGGGACCCAAGAGCACGGTTTACGAAGGGCCTCCCGAAGAAGGCGGCCAGCGTTACGTTATAGACAAGGCGACCGGGGCAAAAATTCCGTACGCAGAATTGGCGTCCGAGCAAGATAAGCTCGAGCAACCGCCTGGCGGCATCCAGTTGCGCCCAGTCACTGTAACTGGAGAGCCCGAAGTGCGTCGGGCCGAGCTGGTCGATCCGGACCCGGATCGGCAATACTTGGCAGCGGTAGCGCCGCGAGCTGAAGGGGTTCCTGCTCCGGATACGCTTTCCCAAGTCGAGCGTGGCGAACTGGTTAAGCTGCCGGCTGAAGCTCCGGCTCAACTCTCTCAGGTTGAACGCGGCGAACTGGTCAAGGTTCCACCAGGTACGGCGCCTAGAGCTGTGGGGATTCCTTCGCCGCCTAAAGTGCTGCCGGCCCAGCCGGCTTTAGGCTACAAGTTTGTGCCGGTAGCGCCAGCGGTTCAGGCCGCCCAACCGGGAACGCAACCCGCTTCCGCGCAAGCTCCGCAAGTTGCTGGGATCGCGCCGCTGACTGCCCAGCAGGCCCAAGAGCCTGGGATCGATATTCAGTCAAATGGTTACTCCTCAGGGAGGGGCGACCAATCGGTCAAGAATGTTATCTTGCATTCGACTGACGGCACTGAGAAGGGCGATATCAATACGCTTACTCAGAGCGGCCAGGTCGGGGTTCACTATTACGTCACCAAGGACGGGCGGGTCATGCATTTTGTCTCTGATGCTGATTCGGCCTGGCAAGCAGGCAAAGACAAGTACGGAGGCAACGCCAACCCGTACACGATCGGGATTGAGCAGGAGCACATTGACGGCAAGGAAGGCTGGCCGGATGCCCAAGTGCGTGGAACAGCCAGCACAGTTGCGGCGATTCTCATGCGCAATCCATCGCTCACTATTAGCGATGTGATGGGGCATTCGGATATCGCTGGGGAGCGCAAACAGGATCCGGTCAATTATCCGTGGGACAAGTTCAGGGGTTACGTTGCGGCTTACATGGGGCAAGGGCCGGCAGCGGTTCAAGCGCCGGGTGCAGCGCCGCAAGCCCAGCCAGTTACCAAGCAGGCCAACGGCCTCTATCAGAATGAAAAGCCGCAAGATTTTCTCACCGGGAAAGCGACAACCTTTGCGACGCCCGAAGATCTCGCCAGCGGGCAGGATAACGGGGTGGGCGCGTCGCGGCTGGGTAAACTCGACACGACCCAGGTAGCGGGGGTAGCGATTCCCGAAGAAGCTTTGCGCGCCAAGTACGGCAACAATTACGCGGCTTGGCGCACGGCGCGGGTTGATGTGGTTGATCCGCAGACCGGCAATCGGCTGCGTGTGCCGATAGTCGATCTAGGTCCGAGAGGCGACCTCTCAGCCGTCACCGACATGACGCCGACGCTTAGCAATTATTTCGGTGGCGACAAAAACCTGATGGTCCGCCTAGTCGATAAAGCCGGCCCGGATGTGACGAAAAACCCGCAACTCTTTGCCGACGAGCAGGCCGCGATCAAGCAAGGAATTGATTCCAGCACACTCTCGCCCGCAGTCCAGACGATTGCGCCAAAGCTGGGGTATACGTTCAAGCCGCAAAGCCCGGAAGGCGCTGCGCAAGCACAGAAAGATCTGCAAACAGCAGTCCAGCAGCAACAGGATACCATCTCGAAGCTGCCCGAGGCCGGCAGCGGCAATGTCATAGGGCTGTATAAGCGGTTGGATTCCCCAGTTGAAGGCGTCTCTTCCCAGAGTGCGCAAGCAATTCAAGCGAATCTAAAACCCCAGATCATCGCTCTGATGCGGCAGAAGTTCCCGGAGCTCATAAACGACGATCAAGCTTGGACTAAAGCGCAGAGCGACGTGAATGCGCTGGATGTCGGCCGGGAGTGGGCAACCAAAGTGCTCGGGTACGCTCAGCAATTTACTAATGTGGTGCAAAAAGGGACGGCCGGTACTGACCAGTTCGCGGTTGATCGGTTTCTTGCCGCTGCGCTGCCTAATGCCAGTGATGCGGAAAAACACGATTATCTGACCAAGTTATATTCGATGCCAATTGATCAGCGGTCAGCCGAGATTGAGGCGCGGCTTGGACCCGGATTGGTCGAACCTGGGAATCCAAATAAGGATCCGCAATTTCTGGCCAGAGCTCTTGACCGGGTAGCTGATCCCAATTTACAGAAGCGCAAAGCTGATGATTTGGCCAAGGCCAAGGCTGAGATGCAGCGCAATGTCTCGGATGATCCGCGGCTAGCTGGAACCGGGATGGAAAAGATTGTCGATGCGACAGCACAGATGCCAGCGTATATCGCCGCGTTTTCTAATCCGGTTCTGATGCCGATAGCTTTGGCGCAGGTAGCTGATCAGGTTAGAGAAAGCTTTCGAGCCGAACACCCGGAATGGGACCAGAAGACTTTAGAGCAGAACACTACACGCGCCACGCTGGTGCAGTTTTACGGACAGGAAGCAGCCAATTTGATTATTGTTCGGGGTGCTGGCGCATTGACTAGCGGAATTGAATCGCCGGCTAAACGGGCCATTGCAACCGCGATTCTCGGTATTGGGAGCCAGCCTGCTGTTACTGCCGGGACCCAGGCGGCCGCAAACATCGCTACGGGCGAACCGATTGGCAAAGGAGTTGGCGAAGCTGCAATTACGGGCCTAATCCAGGGGGTCGTTCCTGGGGTAGTCCATGGGGCAAGAGAGCTTATGCGTCCAGGGGGCGAGCCGGTGCGCCCGGTTACCGAACGCCCACCGGTTACCGAACAACCACCGCCTGTTCGCGGAGAAGAGCCGCCTGTGCGGCCAGCCGGGGAGCCTATGCGCCCTGTAGAGCCGGTTTCGAGAGGTGAGGAAGGCATTGTGCCCCCACCGGCCGTACCGGTCACCCAGGAGGACGTAGCGCGCCGGGCTTATGAACTGTATGACGAACGCACCAAAAACGGACAGCTCGGAACCGCGTATGATGATTATACACAAGCCCAGAAAGAACTTAGCAATGGCGATAAACCAACCCCGGTAACTCAGGGAGAATCCGAACCGTGGGTATCGGCAATCGCCAACCGATTTAGCGCTGAACGCATGGCCAGCGGTGAACTTGGGGATGTAATCCCAGGGGAAGGATATTCCAAGGAAGAGTTGTTAGCTCGAGGGTTACAGATGGGCCCGGAACAAATCAACCAGCATGTGAGCGACTTGATGAATAACGTGGGTGGCGATCCGAAGTTGCAAGCGGCCGCAGTAAGGGCCGAAGAAGCGCGGCTTAGCCAGCGATCTAATGCCGCCTCACGCGCTTTGGAAGCGAACCCAGCCGATAAGAAATTGCGGATTGCGGCGAATGAAGCTCTTGATGATCTGACCGATTTTCATAATGGCCCGGTGGCGAAGTTAAAAAACAATTGGCACGCCCAAGGGATAACGCTTCAGGGCGAAGTCCCGATCGATCTTTCAACGTTTAATGGATTGCGTGAGGCTTTCTTCCGGAGAAACGGCAAGCTTCCCTCGACAGAAATGGAGCCTGTTTTTGAGAAGGCGGCCAAAAGCGTCGTTGATGCAGCTACGGCTGATAAAGCAGCGATGAACAAGCTGGGTCAAGAAATTGAGCGGCAAAGCGCGCGGCGGCGATTGCCAAGCGAAGAACAAGTAATAAACAATATCATGGAACGCATGCGGGTAGATCCTTGTCGGACTTAAAGATTATGCCTCCGTGTTATAATGGTCCGATACCGGTAACCGACGAGGAGCGCGCCGCGATCTGGCGTTGGGCGAAAGCCAACGGGATCGATCACGGCTTGCCGTTTGATAAAGTCGGTGATGCTATTAATCAAAAATTTTTCGCGGGTCACGCAAAAGGCGAATGGATCACCGACATCCTGTCTGGTCGCAAAACGCCGTATCGCGAACTGGCCAATGATGCTTGGAAAAAGCAATACAACCGCAGGCAGATTACCGCCCAAGCCGAAGCTCTAACCAGAGATAAATCTGTTGGCCTGGTTGGGAAAGCTTTCGGCGCTCCACGGTGGTTGGCGACGTATGGGCACGGGATTGTTTTTCCGGTTACTCATGGTGGCGATTTAGTTTTGCGTCCACAGAGCTGGGGAATTTTTTTCAGAGGACTCTTTAATACTTATACCAAGGCTACGGTAAATAAGGCGGCTACTGAAAGGTTGCTTGATACCATGCGACGCTCGCCGCTTTTTGATACGGCGCTCCGGAGCGGTCTAGACGTAAATGCGCGAAGTCATGCTGGCAATTTCATTAATCGCCCACCTAAAGGCAGCGTGTCCACGCGAGCCTGGGACGTTTTGACCACTATGCGGTATGAGCTTTGGGATCGTGCAATGCAGAAATTCACCAATCCCAGAATGAGCCAGGCGGAAACGCTCGAGGTTGGCAAACAGCTTGCGGAATGGGCCAATCACGCTACCGGCTCTGCCAAGGGGCCGATTGCCGCTATGGGTGGCAAGGTATTCTTTGGGCCGGCTCTGACCCAAAGCAAACTTAATCGGCTTTTTGTGGATCCGGTTAAGACCGTTACTACACTTGGCAAGATGGCCTTTGGCAAGGAAACCACACCGGGAGAAAGAGCTGTTGCCTGGACTCGGTTTAGCGGCAGCACCCAATACGCAACTGCCTTGCTTGGATTCCTGGCAGCCAATCAAGGGTTGAACTGGGCCCTCGGGAAGAAAGATCCAAAAGACCAGATCAATTTTACCGACCCTAACAAGAGCGATTGGTTGGCTTTTAAAGCAGGCGGGGTGGAATTCTCAATGCCCGGGATGCATTCTGAAATCAGGACCATCGGAGAAATTTTAAAGACAGCATATATCGCGGCAACGATGTCTGAGAACCAGGCTAAGAAAGCGTTGTTCGGGCAAAGCCCACAAGCCCACTTGGCGGAAATAGCTGGTACTTACGGTCTAGGAAAATTGCATCCGACCCTGCAGCTAGGCAAAGAGCTACTGCTGCAAAGAGCGTTCCCGGATAGACCGCTTCCCTGGAGCTCCGATCCAGGCACCTTGAAAAGCCCTCGCTTAGATTGGTGGCAATATGCTATTTCTCACGCCCCAATCCCGTTGACAGGTTCGCTCGGTTATTTTTACAATCAAATGAAAGCAGCGGGAGCGGATCCATCGCGGACGATTGATGTGATGAGGGGTTTAATTCTTAGCGCGATCGATGTGACAGGAGTTCATGCGAAAGACGTAAATCCTCCGAAACCGTCTGAGGCAGCGCTTAAAGCGGAGAAAGAGGCAAATCGAAGGCGAGCAGCGGTAGCACGGGCGCTGAAAAACCGCTAATCAATGTGCCTCCTGTGCATCGACAAATCGCTGCAGCGCTCGATTCATGATTTTAGCCGGTGTTCCCGATTCCACAGCTATCCGGTCCACGTGTCCATCGGGCCACACCAGATCAACCTCGCGGTAGCTGCCATTGACGACCAAATAGGTGGCTATTACATGGGCTCCATAATAAGTGGTAACTGAGCCCACTTCGACATGATCGCCGGCCAATGACGCTGAAGCTGTGACAAGGACAAAAAGGCAGGTAGCGATAAATCGTTTCATGGTTTCCCTCCGCCAAACCCGTCCGCGATAATCTCCCCATCAATTGAACAAGGCGCTTCAGGGTGCTCCACCAGGTATTCTATAGCCTGTCTCAGTTCTTTTTTGTATTTCCGCCGGCGGCTGGGGAACAGGCGGATAAGAAGCTTTTCCCAAAGACTCATTTCCTTAAACGAGATCATTCGATTAGCGAGCTGAGAACATTTTCATTTGGGGATCGTAGGAAGTTATGATGCTCATTTGAAGTGCAGGAAGTAAACTGCGGCGAGCGTGATTGAGAAGTAAGCGATCTGGATTCCGACACTCCAACGCAGGCTTTTGAGTTCGCGTTCCAGGATGAAAGCTTTCAAGTCGCGCTCAAGATCCGCTAGTGCTTGATGAAACTCTGTTTTGGTTATCGATTCGTCGCTCATTACTTATGGGTTATCAAGGACACCATGATCTGAATCAAACCGGTTGCGACTGGCAGCCAAATGAGCAGTTTAATGCGCTGTAATTGTTCACGGATATCAACGCGCATCTCCCGCAGTTCAAGGCGCAGTTCGCGCATCGCGGTTTGCAGTTCTTCGTGTACTTGTTCAGGCGTCATCATTAATAATCGTTCAGAAGTTCTTCGAGATACTGTTGTCTGGCGGCAATCGCATCGAACTGTTGTTGAACCTGCGCCTCGTATTGCGCCTCTTGGATCGCTTCTTGTCGAGCTTCATATGCCTCTTGCGTAGCTTCAGCCATGTCTGCCCAGCGTTGTTCGGAATAGGCTTGGTCGTCTTGATAATGAAGACCGGCAAAAGCCGAAGAGCCGATTGAAAGAATAGCGATTGAGATTGCGATCAGTTTTTTCATAGTATTGAATGCTATTCGTTCATAACGTCGCGGCGCACCGAAACTTGAATTTTATTGTCTCTTTAAGGTTTGTAATGCGCCAACATGAACCAGAGACTGGCTAACGTGCCGAAGAAATAAGTGATCTGCACCCCGAGAAAGGCGAAAGCAATCCACATTTCTCGCTTTAAGATCCAGATCTTGGCTTCGTTTATTGCCTCATGTAGATCGCGTTTGGTTGCTGGCTGATCTTGAGAGTTCAATTCTTGTTCTTTTCGTGCTCGATAAATTGGTCAAGCGCATCCCGGCATAGATCGGCTCTGGTGCGGTTGTTGTGATACTTGTGCACGATCAGCCAATCGAGATCATCGAGCTGATCGTCGAAAACCCGGACGCCGAAGAAAGATTTTTTGCGGCCGTTCCAATCCGGCTCGTGATCGTCAATATCCATTTGCTTCGCATTTAAGTACACCAAAGGACGCTTCGACACAAATAGTAGCGAACTTTAGCGCTCTGGGACGATTTTTTAGCTTGACGGCATCGTTAAACATCGTTTATCGTCCGTTTTACAGGCTGATTTCAGAGTTTGGTGCAAGAGCGGCAAATATTGAAGATGCCGGCAATTAGATAATCATAACAACATCCTATTTTACATGACATTTATTGTATTTACATTATGAAAACACAACAGAAATCTGTTGTAATACACTGGTTATCGGATCGTTATCGGTCGTTGTAAAATCGCCTTAGCCGCCAGCAAATTTGATTAAAAGTTAGAAAACTTTTCCCTATGCCTAACATCAAAAGAGGATGGTCTGAATACACTTACGACCTTTCAAGGGAACAGATGAAAGGTCTCGTAAAGATCGCTGTGGATCGAGATCGCCCTATCCAATCACTGGTTCTGGAGGCGATCGATCAGTACATCAAGCGCGAGATCGAATCATGTCAACGACCCAGCTAGATTCGCCGGAGTGGGGTGACGCCGAGGAAGTCGAACGGCTCTTCAGCATCACGCGCAGCACGCTTTATAAACTGGCTAATGCCGGCCGAATCGACTCAGCGCTAATCAAGACCAAAGAAGGCGCGACGAAGGGGGTCCGGCTCTTTAATATCGAATCAATCCGCCGGCTGCTTGCGGCGAGTACCCTTTAGCGGCTTATGAGCTTTTTCATCATTTTGTGGCTGCGCGCCCACGCCGGATTCGGGGCGGCACTTTGGCAAGTGGAGGCGTATGAAAATGGATATCCTGTTGGACGAGCCAGCAAATGTATTGGGAACGGTTCATTCCCTTAGCGGCCGCCGCCTGGTTCATTGGTGTCTCTAACTCGCGCGGTGCGCTGAATGACAGAGATACGTAAAGATTATCCGGTTTAGGTTTTCTGCCCATTACTATCCAATAGTATTCTTTAATATCATGAGCGCAAGACCCGAAAAGAATAAGACCAGGAGTTTCTCGATCACTGTGCCGCGCGATCTGGCTCCGGAAATCGACCGCCGGGCTTTTGAGACCGGGCGGAGCCGGTCGAACTACCTTACGCAGCTTTTGCTGAAAGCGTTAAAGAAAAGGTAAAGTTTGCCGATTGAAGTAAATAGCATTCAATACTATCGTATCTCATGAAACCACACCCTTTCCTTGCAAAAATCGATAATCGCTGGCGGGCGCGCAAAGTACTTAAAGGCCTAATGCTCGCTAATCCAGAGCATTCGGAAAACTGGTTTTATTACCGAAGTCTTTACGACGAAAGCTTCCTGATCCCATGAATAACGACAACCAAACAACTGTCATTGATGCGCCGGCCGAAGTGAATCCGTTTGCCGAGCGCGCGACCGCGCAGGAAGAACTTAAGCCAAAGAAGGCGAGCATTCTTTCGACCATTACCAGCCGGAAACGGCGTCGGCCGGTATTTGCCGTTCTTTACGGACCGGCCGGAATAGGAAAATCAACACTTTTAACCGGAGCTCCCAAGCCACTGTTTATGCAGATTGAGCGCGGATTGGATCAGATCACGGTTGCCAAATTACCGGTCCCAAAAACCTTCGAGGAGTTTTATGTCCAGCTTAATGCGCTGGATAAGGAAGAGCATGAGTATGAATCAATCGTAATCGATACAGGCGACGCCTTGGAGCTTTTAATCTGGGCCAGGGTATGTGCCGAGGGTAAGGTTAAATCGATTGAGGAATTCGGCGGCGGCTACGGCAAGGGCTATGTCCGGGTGCGAGAGATCTGGACCGGCGTATTACGCAAACTCACAGAGATGAGCGAGCGCTTTAATATCATTCTAATTTGCCATGCGCATATCAGATCGATTAACGATCCGTCGCTCTCTACGGCCTTTGACTCTTGGGAGATAAAGCTTCATCAGAAGAGTGCGGAAATTGTGCGCCAGATGGTTGACCTGATCATCTTTGCTCAGATGGAGGTCACTGTCGAGAAGGATACACCAAAGGCACGTAAAGGCCGCGGGATCGTCAGCGATGACCGGGTGCTCTGGACGGCGCCAGGAACCGGTTACGAGGCTAAAAACCGCTTTAATCTACCTAATCCGCTACCCTTTGACTGGGAAGCGGTGCAAAACGCAATCAATTCTTTTTACGACCGATGAGCACCTACCGGTTTCAAAAGCCATCTGAACGTCCCGCATTCGGTGCACTCCAGGAAGGCGACTATACTTTCGTTGTGTCCCAATGTGGTGAACCATACACAAACCCAAAATCAGGGAATTTAGTTTTAGCTGTCAAGCTGGCGATTCAACCTGGCGGCACACCTGTCTTTGCGAATCCATGGGCGGGTACCGATCGGACCGGCGAAGAACGCGACGATATTGCGGTTTTTCTTTTGGCAGTTAATCGCGCACCGAAACCCGGCGAAGAACCTGACTGGGATAGAGTTGTCGGCGCGAAAGGCAAATGCCGATTGAAAGTTGAGATTGCGCAGATGGGCGCTTTAGCCGGCAAGGAAGTCAATAAAGTACATTATTTTTACGCGCCAAAACAAGTAGGACCAACGGCGAATAAGCAGCCACGCCAAAACTATAGCCCAGCGGAAGTTGCCAAAGCGGCAGCTGAACAGCAACACAGATCGGCTGGATTAGCTGGGCCGGATCTTGGAACCGAGCCGGACGATATTCCCTTTTAATGATTTCCTACCTGTTAGCCAACGGTAAAAGCGGTCAAATCACTGATCCGGCAATTTTACGTGAATTTTATGAACGAATCAGTAAACAACGAGCGCAAAGGGTTGCCGAGCGCCTCAGCGTGGCGAAGTCCTTCCAAACGATATAAGGATTTATCTGGTCAACGATTTTTTCGACTTCTTGTGATTGGATTCTCACATATCGATGCAACTTATCGTTTTTGAATATGAAAGACGATAGATTGAATTTACCTAGCGCATCTTCCTGGAGACGTTACGAATTATGTCCAGGAAGCTTTCAGCTTCAAATGGAAGCGGAAAAATTAACCCAAGAGGCGTACGGAGAGAGCGCAGCGGCCAAACGCGGCACACTGGTTCACGCCTGGCTGGCTGGCGAGGTTGATCTAGACGGCAAGCCGATTGAGCTGGACGATTCGGAGCAGGAGACGGCGGGTTTTCTCCAGGAGCGCGCGACCGACCAGGTGCATCGGATCTTTGGCGAGGAGGCAACTTTAGAACTGGTCGAGAAAAGGTTATGGTTGACCATCAACGGCCAGAAGTTAGCCAGCGGTCAATTTGACCGGTGCGTTTATACGCCGAGCGTTGCTCTGGTAATTGATTTTAAAACCGGCTGGGCCGAGCCGGATCCGGCCGAGCAGAACAGCCAGATGAAGCTGCTCGCGGTCCTGGTTGCGTTGCACATGCCCAGCATGTTGCGCGAGGTGATCGTGCAGGTCATTTCCGGGCCATTCGGTGTCACGGAGGCAAGATATGATTTGCCGGCGCTTGCACGCGCTTACAGCGATATCCTGCGCACGCTAAAGGCCATCCAGGACCCGATAGCGCCGCTCAATCCATCTGCGGAAGCCTGCCTGTATTGTCCGGCAATCAATATTTGCCAAGCCGTCAAAAATTTGATCGCCCCCGTCGCCAAGACCCAAGTTTCCGCGCTTCCTGATGGTATTCGAGGCGCAAAACTCCTCGATGAAGTCACTCTTTTGGAAAAGCATCTCAAAGAGATCAAGAAATATTACGAGAAACGCTACAATGCCGACCCAATCTATCGGCTTCCGGGATATGAACTAGCGCCCGGAAACGAGGTCCGTGAAGTGACGGACTGGGATAAAGCCAAGCTGCGTTTAGGCGAGTACCTCGATGATGATCAAATGAAGGAGGCGCAATCTTACACGATTGGCAAGTTAGAAGCTACGCTAGCCAAAAGTCTTGGGATTACCGCGGACCAAGCCAAAGAGAAGCTCAACCATATTCTCAACGGGTTAATTGTTAAGAATCAAAACAAAAGCTCTTTAAAAAGAATCAAGGGCGTCCCGAAACTGGTCACCCTCGAGCTGCCGTAGAGTGGATGGCATTGAATGGTAATGAAAAAGATTTCAGAGAAAGATAATAGCTTAGCGACTCTTATTGACACTGCCAGTGTTCGCAAATGGTTAGGTGAATACCAGAGCGTTCTAATGCTGGTCCAAAAACCGGACGAAGCAAAGCGGGCGCTGACACGAATTGATTTAGCGACTGAATATGTTCGACAGCTCAAGCTCGGCGTCACCGTTGAAATGGAGGTCGTTGAGACCGCGGTTTTTACTGAGTTCGTTCTCGGGCAAACGCTAACGAACGCAAAGAAAGCCGGCGAGTTGCGTCAAGGGCCACGAAAATCAAAAGTCGTCATTAACGACTTTTTCTCTTTAAAAGACGCTGGGATAACAAAGGACGAATCAGCTCACGCGCAGCGCTACGTTGAGTATGTTGAGAAGTTCGATCTCGATTCACTACGCGAATTGGTTCACGAGCGGAAGGTTGAGCAAACACTGAGCCGTTCATCGATCTACAAAACGATCGATCAAGCGTTACGGCGCATTGAGCACCAGGAGAACTCTGAGCCGACTTTCTCACCCTCAAAGGGACCGTTCGATATTATCTTGGCGGATCCACCGTGGCAGTATGACGCGGCGTCAACCGAAAGCCGGGCGATTGAGAACCAGTATCCAACAGCAACCCTTGAGCAAATCAAAGAGCATATACCGGACGCGGCCGATGAAAGTGTTCTTTTCCTATGGGCGACCGCACCTAAGCTCTGCGAAGCGCTTGAGGTCCTTGCCGCGTGGGGATTCACTTACCGCACTCACGCCATCTGGGATAAGCAGATCATTGGAATGGGTTTCTGGTTCCGCGGGCAGCATGAGCTATTGTTAGTTGGTGTCCGTGGCGGGTTCCCGCCGCCGGCAGATTTTTTGCGGGTAAGCTCAATTTTCAGCGAAAAGCGTTCGAGTCACAGCACAAAGCCGGAGTGCGTTTACCAATGGATTGAGAAGGCGTGGCCACAAACGCAGAAGCAGGAAATGTACGGGCGAAAAGCGCGGGCTGGGTGGTCCATGTGGGGAAATCAGGCATGAGGTACCAAGATAAAGATGATTTTGGGTTATTAGGTGAACATCTTTGTGTTGATGTGATTCGGTGGCAGCAGGGGTTGGAAGTTAAGTTAAATACTGGGCCCGGATTTACGGAGGGTTATGGAATTTGATTTCATAGTGGTGAGCATAGTGAAGTAGTGCCCGATCTTGACATTGTGAGATTTTTAGCGGGGCCTCGCAGAAGAGAATACGCCGAGGTAAAAACCAAAGCAGCGTTTTGTATGTGGAATTACGACAAACCAAGCGCTCTAGTCTCAAGAGAAACGATCGAATTGCGCACCGGAATCGATTTAAAATATTGGCATAGTTATCAATGGTACAGCCAAAAATATTACGATGAACGTTTATGGATTCTATTTGTTCAGGTGTTGCCATATGTTCAGCTCAGGAAGCGCGAATATATGGATGTTAATCAACCCTGCGGAATTTATCGCCAGGAAATTACGGTTCTTGATTCGCTGCTAAAGCACGGTTCGGGAAACCAGTCCAATCAAATGGTTTATTGGCCGGTTAATGATTTGGTGTTATTCAGAAGTGAGAAGAGCCTTTTGTCACATCCTTCCACGGCTCAACTCTGGCAACAATTACAAAACCTGGCTCTCCAAAGCATGGTTCGTCGATTACTGAGAAAAGTGAGTTTAACTTAAATGAACATCTACACCGGTTGTCTGCTTGCTTTAACGGTTTGGCTGATTTTAGTGGCGATCATACTCGTATTTTTTAAGGGCGCCTTCGGCGGCGATAACGGTGACGATCCGCTCTTATGACTACTTTTACTATTGAGGAACTTATCCTGTGCGCCAGGCGCGAACTCGGCTATCGCAAACGGGTTTACCCGCGCCTGATCCGGGATAACAAGATGAGCAAGGAGATAGCGGACAGCGAGATCGCTCTGATGCGCGCAATCAGGGAAAACCTGGAAAACCAGCAACAGCTAAAACTTTTGTAGCCTATGATTATTCCCGACTGTGTTTTACGTGCGATGGATCCGCGTGACCGGCCAAAAGGCAACGCCGGCTTAACCGCCGCTTCTGCGATGCAAAAGAGTACCGGACGCCTGGAACGCGACGAGCAGCGCATTTTTTACAACTGGCTGCTTTCTCATGAAAGGAATGGCGAACTAATTTTTGATTGGTCGAGAACCGATAAAAAGACCACGCGCCGGCTTGGGGCGCTTGATTTCGTGATTCACTCCAAGATGGGGCGGACCCTCTTTTTAGAATTTAAGTTGAAAGGCGCATACCTGCGTCCGGAACAAGAACGCCAGATCGAGTTGCTTACCGCGCTCGGATTTATTACGGCAATCCCACAGAGCGCTGCACAAGCGATTTTAATTACTAGAAACTGGCTGGCCAAACTAGCGAGCACCGATGGACATTAAGCGGCTATGGAAGCTTATCGACGAACTGCTCAATAAATGATGGAGCCTCTTGATCACCGCGAGCGGCGGCTGATGCAGTTGGGAGAAGCCCTTGAGAAGCATCTCGATGAGGATTGGATCTATTTCCTGGTCATCGGCCGGCCAGGGGATCCCGACCCGACAAACATCATTTCCAACGTTCCGCCTGGTGGAAGCATTAGCGAGATAACCAAGTTGCTGAACGAGATCGCCAGGCGCTACCAGGCTGGTGAAAGGCCAAAGGAACTATGAAGACCATCGCGATTGACTTTGACGGCGTGCTAGCACAGTACGAGGGCTGGAAAGGTGAAGAGCATCTCGGGACGCCCCTGCCTGGCGCGCTTGATTTTATTAAGGCGCTGTGCGATGCCGGCTACGAGGTAGTCATCTTTACGACCAGGGCGGGCACGAGTCAGGGCATTGATCGGCTGGAAGGATGGCTCATGTTTCACGGACTCGGGGACGAGTTGATCGAGCAGCTCGTAATCACCTGCATTAAACTCCCCGCCTGGCTCTATATCGATGACCGCTGCTTCCTCTTTAAAGGGGCCTATCCATCGATAAAAGAGATCGAAGATTTTAAACCCTGGTGGGAAAAAGAGTGAACGCGCGAAGGAGGCGGCCGAATGAACCGAGAACAATTAGAGAGACACGCTAGGCTTCGAATCCAAGTCATCCAGGAAGAAACAGGTTGGTTTGTCGTGCATACGAGTCTTGTAAAATCTGCAGGCCCTTTCAAAACTAAAAACGAAGCTCTAAAATTCAAACGAAAAGCCATCAACGCTGAACTTTCAAAACTGCGGGAGGCGGCGAATTGAAAGTGTTGTGAGTGGGCACAATAGCAAGGCGCGCAGGTTGACCAGCACCCAGGTCCGCCGTTTGCGCGAGATGCGCGCCCAAGGCTTTACCCGCGCGTTTCTGGCCAAGTCTTTTGGGGTCAGCGCAAACGCGGTCCACCAAATTTTATGTCATTCGACCTATAAGGACGTCAGGTAGGGCGAGAGCGGCGAATGGCATTGACTCCCACTCAGTGACGGCGCTAAACTTCCCCCGTTGTGGCCTCCCCACTTTCAAAAGTGCGCGTACTTTTTTCCAGAGAGCAAAGGATCGCTCGGTCTTTTGCGCCCACAACAACTTTGGCTCGGGTACGCGCACCTTTGAGAGGGGGGGCTCGTGCCTGAGTCCTTCATTTTCGCCCCGGAAATCGAGGTTGCCACGGTCTCCTTGATCTGGAAACAACCCGAGCGCTGCGCCCGATTCCTGCGCGATCTCGACCCGGCCCTTCACCTGAGCCAACCCCATCTGCGCTACATCGTGGAAGCCGTCGCCTTGGCTTACTCGGAGCTAGGTTGCGCCGACTGGGCCACCGTAGTCGGCGTCTTGCGGGAACTAAAACACTTCGAGGATTGCGGCGAACTCCTGGGCCTAAACGAAGTCTACTCAGCAGTCGAGATCACCCCCGTTAGTGACCAGATCTTTGATCATTACGTTTCGATGCTTCAATCCTACGCCTTGGGTCGAGAAAAAAATCAATCCGTTTATCGATTCAATCGTGGCGATATCAATTTGGTCAAAAACAAAGTCAAACGCATTGAGTCCGCCCCGGATTTTATCGGCGAAGGCAAGGTCGCCGGCCGCCTCTACCGGGCCGCGGCATGGACCAACACCGATGGACTTTCAATCTCCCTAATCCCAAAATGAACTCGATCACGTCATGGCCGACCATTTCGATCCATTCAGGCAGGAAGCCGCCAGCTCTAAAGCTCCAATCTATCCTCAAGCCATCGAGTATAATCAATTCGAAAAAGCTCCGGTCGAAATACCTAAATCCATCATTGACAACTTGTTAGATGATTCAAGCCGGATGATTTTCGGTGGCGGAAGTAAAACCTACAAAACCTGGGCGATGAGCGAACAAGCCATCTGTATCTCGTGCGGCGCCCCATGGTGGGGCTTTAATACCCATCAAGTCAAAGTCCTCTACGTCAATTTCGAACTCAAAGAGTTCTATGCTCAACGCCGGTTTAAAGCCATCCGCGAATTCAAACGCCTCAGAATTGCGCCTAACATGTTCTTAGTCTGGAACTTGCGCGGTTTCGATATCCCGATGTCGACCTTTGAGCCGGAGTTAATCAAAATGATCAGAGTCCATGCCATCGTGGTCGTCTTTATCGATCCGTTCTATCGCCTCCTAGGCGAGTCAGACGAAAGAATCAGCTCAGAGTTAATGCCGCTCCTTCTGATGTTTGAACGAATCAATAAAGTAACCGGCGCAAGCGTTGTTTGCTCCGCCCATTTTACCAAAGGCAATCAAGCCGCCAAAGATCCGATCGACCGGATTAGCGGCGGCGCCAGTATCCATCGCCACCCAGACAGCCTCATCACCCTAACCAAACACGAAACCGATCACGCTTTTACCGTTGACCTTACCTGCCGCGATTTCCCCCCAGTAAATCCTTTTGTCGTCAAATGGGATCACCCCTTGCTCGTTCGTACCGATCTGGACCCCCAAAAAATCAAGACTCCAGCCCTCGGCCGCCAAAAACATTACAGCACTGAGCAGATTCTCGAGGTTTTAGCCGATTGCGATGACCAGCTCTCAACCAGCGCTCTTCAAGAAAAAGTGAAAACCGAATGCGGGATGAGTTCAGGCAAATTCTATGAACTCTTCAGCCAACTCAAAACCGATCAAAAAATCTTCAAATCCAAACTTACTCAGTTTTGGAATATCAAAGCTTGAAACATCACTCCAGAAATTATTTGCTTGACATGTTATCTCCAAATTTCGTTTCCCTATATATTACTCCAGTAATTTGGGCTTCGCCCACCCGAAGGGGTCAATTACTGGAGTAAATATTGGAGTAGAGAGGACTACTCCAGAAACTCTAGCTGCTCCACTCCAGCTATTAATGGAATTACTGGAGTAAAATATATATAATGCAATGCCAAAGCCAATCGGCCGACCCAAAACCATTACTAAAAGCCTCGAAAAGATAATCGCCGAGCTCTTCTGGCTCGCTTTTACCGACGAACAAGTCGCCCTTTTTACAGGCATTAATCGCAGCACAATCCAGCGCGCCAGAGCCGGTACGTTTTGCATCGCGATAAAAAGAGCCGAGATCAAACGCGAGATGATTTACCGGCGTAAAATCTGGTCAGGCAAAGAGGGCTGGCAAGGTGCAGCTTGGTCCATGGAACGCAAGTATCCAGGGCAATTCTCCAAGCCCGAGGTCCAACTTCAGATCAACACGACTAACCAGACCGTCAACAACACCCTGATTGTAAGCGCGGAGGTCGCCGGCCAGATGAGTCACAGGGTTAAGGAGGCTAACACTAAAGTCGCCGAACTCTTTAAACGCAAAAACCCCGAACTAAAAGATGGCAACGGCAACGGCAACAAAACTTCTTAGCTCTGGTAAGCTTCCTCTTGGATATAAGATTTACCCTGAAATTGACGGGGCTCGCTTTGAAACCCCTACAACTTTTGGCTGGTGTAAAAGCCGTGCGATAGCCTTGGAAGAAATCAAAAGAGAGATTCGCACCGGAGAACCAGCGTGGCGGATTCCATTCGGTAAATCAAAACGATTAAATTCGTGTGACACACGAGTTTATACCAGAGGCAACGCTTAAAACATGAACTATCGATTAACTCCGCGGCAATGGCTTCGCGTTCAGCGTGGATGCGCTGGGCTTCAGAACAGGCTTCGGGCGGCAAAGCTTGGGTCCTGGCTGAAAATTTACAAAGGCTATCTGATTCCAATTTTACGTCGATGACGGCTGCCGCAACCGCCGCCAAACGCACCAGAGTTCTTGATGACGTCCTGTCGTTCTCCCAGGTCGGTTTAGGCTTGGAACTTTATGATTGGCAATTAGAAGCCGACCTGGCGATCGATAAGGGCAGCACTTACCAGCGGATTAAGGTTGCCTTGGTCGCGCCCAATGGAAGCGGCAAAACTGAGCGCGTCGTTGCCGTCAGTGCACTGCGCTGGCTGAATCGTTACCCAAAAGGCCGCGTCATTATCACCAGCGCCGATGCCAAGCAACTGGACGCTCAGCTCATGCCGGCTATCGAGGGGCATAAACATAAGTTTCCCGGCTGGGAATTTTTGAGCCGCATGGTCAGAACGCCGCTGGGCGGCTTTCTATTGGCTTTTACCACCGATGAAAGCGCCCGGGCCGAAGGTCATCACGCCACCCGCGATTCCCCGCTCCTGATCATTATCGATGAAGCCAAGTCGGTTGAGCCCGAAATTTTCACGGCATTCGACCGGTGCAGTTACAACGTGCTCCTTTACATCTCGAGCCCTGGCTTAAAGCAAGGCCGGTTTTATGACGCGTTTACCCAGCATCGTGAACAATTTCTGCTCACAATGCAGGTTGGTTTGACCGATTGTCCTCATATATCCAAGGAACGCATCGATGACGTGATTGCGACCTACGGCGCTGAAAAGCCTTTTACGCGTTCGACTCTCTACGGCGAATTTATGGACCAGGAGGAAGGCGAGCTCATGGTGTTCCCTTTTGAATCCGTCATGGCGGCCATCAATAATCCGCCGCACGCCAGGATCTCTAAGCACGAGCATGCCGCCTTCTGCGATTTTGCGGCTGGCCGGGACGAGAACGTGCTGGCTATCCGCAGCGGCAACAAGCTGCTCGAGTTGGTTGGGTGGCGTGAACGCGATACCAACGCGGCTGTCGGCCGGTTCATTATCGAGTTTCGTAAATACGGGTTGCGCCCCCAGCAGATCTGGGGTGACAACGGCGGGGTAGGGCACGTGATGTGCGATATGCTGGACTTCGCCGGGTGGCCGATTAACCGGTTTGATTTCGGCGTCAAGGCGCACAATGACGCCCTCTACGTCTCGCGCGGAGCCGAGATCTGGGACATGTTAGGGATGCGGGTCAAGAAAGCCGAGATCGTTTTAATCAACGATCCCACGCTGATTAGCCAGTTGACCACGCGCAAATTTCTCTATGACCCCAGAGGCCGGATCAAGCTTGAGCCCAAGGAAGACATGGTGGCGCGCGGGCTTAAATCGCCTGACCGGGCGGACGCGGTAGTTGGCGCATTCGCGCACGGACTCTCAAGCTTTGCCAGTTACGTCAAGCGGACCGGCGGCCCGTGGGAACAGCTTGATGAGTATTACGACGGACTGGAACGGGACACTTTACGGGGCGAACGCGGGCTTCAGCATCAGCTCGAGGAACTGGGCGCTTGGCCGGGGGATTAAGGGGGATTAGACCAGTAAAGCTTGTAAACGCGCCAGGAATGGCATTAAATGCGTTTAAATGCCATTCTAGCCACAGCCATGAGCGACGAACAGCCTCCCCCGCAAGATTTTTCATTCGCCCAGCCGGTCGAACAACCTGTACCTTCCGCCCAACAGGCTACGCCTCCTCCGCAGGAATTGACTTGGGATAGCACGCTCAGAGATTTACTGGAGACTACTTACACTTTTAGCCCGGAACTGGTCGACCCGGAAAAGCCGCCGCGCTTTTTAAGGCTGTACGCCGATCGGTGGCAAGTAAACTGGCAGCTTAGCGGATTAGAGGATCCGGAGGGCCAAACGATTGTCGACATCACACTCTCGGCGCGCCCGGTAGCGCCGGCAACCATCACACATAAAGTTTGATATGAGCAACGGACAACCTCCAGCAGTTGAAGTTCAAGCCGCGCCGACACCCGGTACGGTGATCGCTGCCACGGTAACGATCGATGCCCTTTTTACGACCGTGTTCGGAGTGCGCAGCGCCGATTTAGCGGCCACGCCGATCTACAGTTGGGCTAAAGAGAACATGATTATTGCGCAGTGGCCCGCGGTAACCACCGGTTACCCTGCGATCTTCTGCCGGTTCGAGGCGCGCTCCAATGCGCCTAGCACGATAACCCAGTAGCATTTATGGCCATCGCGACGACGGTAGCGCGCAATTCGTTTAACACCGGGCTTTACGGCTCGATCAATCTCTGGCTGGCGAGCACGGTCGGGATTCTGCCGACAACGCCGTTGACCGTAGCTGGCGACTTGGTGTTAACGCCATATGACCCGCGGCCCAATAACGTTTGGAAGTGCAAAGTGACCACAATGCCGCGGGGCAAGAACCGCATGATTGTTCGGATTGGGGATGCGGTGACCGGGTGATCCAGTTTTTACAAGGCGATTGCCGCGACATCCTGCCGACGTTACCGGCTGAGAGCGTGCAGTGTTGCGTGACGTCGCCGCCCTACTGGGGTTTGCGCGACTACGGCACGGCGAGCTGGGAAGGCGGGAATGCGGGGTGCGATCACATAATAGATCATTCGGTCGTGAAACCCATGTTGGATGGACGAGGGAAGATTGGAACGTCGTGTACTTCTTGGACAACTCGCGCGGATCGTGGAGGAAAGAGAGTCTGCAATTGCGGAGCCCGCCGCATCGATTCACAGATTGGCTTGGAATCGACGCCCGAAGAGTACATCGCCAGCATGGTTGCCGTGTTTCGCGAGGTCTGGCGCGTGCTGCGCCACGACGGGACGCTTTGGGTTAATTGTGGTGACTCGTACTCTTCTGGAAATAGCGGGCAGCGTGTACGAGATAGTAACGGAGGTTTCCAGCCAGGGTTGAACACCATGACCCAGGCAAACACAAAGGCTAATCCAGGAAGACCACCAGTTACCGGCATGAAGCCCAAAGATCTACTGATGATGCCCGCCCGCCTCGCAATGGCGCTGCAGGCCGATGGCTGGTACCTGCGCAGCGAGATTGTGTGGGCGAAGCCAAATCCCATGCCCGAAAGCGTGACCGATCGGCCGACAAAAAGCCACGAGATGATTTACTTGCTCGCGAAACAGGAACGCTATTTTTACGATACGGACGCGATTAAGGAAGATAGCTCAAAAATGGATGGCGCTATCAGTGTTCGTACATGGCAATATGAAGATGGCAGCTCTAATCCTCACGGCGGTGGGTTTCGAGGAGAAGGAGGTTTAGCTAATCGAATTAGTAACGGTTTGCGCAACAAGCGCTCGGTCTGGACGGTCGCCACGCAACCTTACAGCGAAGCCCATTTTGCCACGTTCCCCGAAGACCTAATTAAACCGTGCATTCTCGCTGGCAGCCGCGCCGGCGATACCGTTCTTGACCCATTCGCCGGGAGCGGTACGACTGGCCAGGTGGCAATCGAGCTCGGCCGAAAAGCTATACTTATCGAACTGAACCCGGCTTACATGGAGCTTGCCCAGGACCGGACAAACGTAACTGCAGGATTTTTCTAGGATGCCCGATAAATACAATTACCGCAGCGTGCTTCTCCAGGATGATCTTGGAACTATTGTTTTATCTTTAGAACGAGAGGAACGCATGATAGTCGAAGTTCTCAATTCTGGAAGAATCTTTAAAGATGACCAAGATAAAGCATTTAGGAACCGTTGCTACGTGCTGCAAGAATTACTAGAGCGGCTCACCGGGGATAGGATCGGACAAACGTAACTGCCGGATTTTTCTAGGATGGAAGACAATTCTGAACTTTACGGCGAGATCCAGGACGATCTGCAGGATCGCCAGAAATGGGAGAAGCGTCAGATTCTCTGGGCTAAAATGCGCGGGCAAGGAGTGGGCAGAGCTAATCGCCCGTGGCCGGGAGCGGCTAACGTGCACGTGCCGGTGGCTGATACGATCGTGGGTAAACTAAAACCCTACTACGTGGTATGGATTTTCGGGCCGGAGCTCCTTGCTGCCTTCTACAGCCTCCAGGACCAAGGTGACAGCTACACTGATTCGGTTGCGCAATGGTTCGATTACAAGGTCCGGGAGATCAGCAATTTTAGCGAGCAAGCGATCTGCGGGATCGATAGCTGTTTGCAGAACGGGATGGGGATCATCAAGACCTATTGGGATGTGGCGGCGAACAAACTGGCCTTTGCGTCGATTCATCCCTATTTCATTATCATGCCGCCCTGGGCCACTTTTGATTTTCAGAAGGCTGACCGGGTGGTGCATGTGATGCAGTACTCGCGCGAGGAATACATGCGCGATGCCGAGAGCAAAGGTTTTAACACGGACGAGACTTACGTTGACTCGATTACGGGCGAGGGCAAACCGGACAAGCGCTACGAGCGCAGCCGGTACACGGCCGAGGGCCTGAGTTATTCACGGCTCAAAGATCTGATTGTTTTGTGGGAGGTTTATTTGCGTGGGAGCGATGGCCAGATCCAAGTTAAGACCTTTAGTCCGTTGCAGCCCGATGAACCGGCCCGCGGCGATTTCGGGCTGCCTTACGAGCATAAAGAGGTGCCCCTTACTTTGATTCCATACGAGTTAACTGATGGCGGCTATTACTCGAGCCGTGGGGTGTGCGAACTGGTGCAGATGTATGAGGCGAGCGCGTGCAAGACCTGGAACGAGAAGTTGGATTTCATGTCGATTGCCAATCGTCCGGTCCTTTCGAGTCAGGGCGGTTCGATTAATGCGCAGAATATCCGGTGGGAGCCCGGAGCGGTTTATGACTCGGTGCTCCAGCTTGTGCAGCAACCGACTCCGCCGGTCTCCTTCGATGAGGAGATTAGTTCCAATAAATCGATGGCCGAGCAGCGGGTAGGGATTCCGGACTTTGGGGTGGGCGGCTCCGATCAGCCGCAGGGCAATAAGACGGCGACCGAGACCAATGTCATTACTAACGTGATGCAACAGAGTAACGATCTGCGGGCCCGAATCCTGAAAGGGGCGATGACGCGGATTTTTGAGCAAAGCTGGAGCCTGCTCAAGCAGTATGACACCGCGAGCTTAGACTATTTCTGGCGTAACCAGCGCTTGAGCCTCTCTGACGCGGCTTTTGACAACAAGTACGTGCTCAAGCCCAATGGCTCGGTCGACGGGTATTCCAGAGAGCGCGAGATTCAGAAACTGATGCAACTGCGGCAACTGAGCCAGGGCTCACCCTGGATCATCACTCCGGAGGTCGATAAGAAGATCATCGAACTCATGGATGCGCAATGGATCAAAGAGCTTTACCAGGAACCGCAGGATGTGCAGGCGGACCAGCAAGAGAGCCAAGCGATTGAGAACTCCATTATGCTTGACGGGTTTTTGCCGCAGGTTAAGCCGCCGGACGACCATTTGATTCATTTGCAGATTGAGGACGGTTTTATTGGGTGGAGCGGACAGAATGGCAAGCCGATTCCGCCGCTCTTGATGCAGACCTTTATGCAACACATGCAAATGCATATCCAGGCGGCCAAGAGCGATCCGCAATACTGGAAACAGCACGCGACCCAGATTCAGCCTTTTATTTTGAAAGTGCAGCAGACCCTTAAAGGGATGCAGCAACAAGCCGCCGCCCAGCAACAGGCGCAGGGCGCGATGGCTAATTTACGCGGCGGACATCCTCCTGGGATGCCGAGCGGCGGTGCAGTGCCCGCAGCCGCTGCGCCGCCGTCTCCGCCGCAGCCTGGAATGCCGGCTGGAGCCGGGCCGCCGATGCCGACCGGGAACGGGAACCTACCAATGGGATGAAAGTCACCGATTGGGTTAGAGCAGCTTTACCGATTGAACGCAGGCGGCGGAAATGTCTGCGGGAATGCAAGACAGTTAACGGGCCGCGGCACAAAGAGAACCCGCTTTATAGTTACTGCTCAGTGCATGATGTCTGGGTGATTGCCTTATGAACCCGATTCTCAAATGGTATCTACGCGTGGTTTTAAGCCGGCCGATTGTGCGCGCCGTCGCTTGGACGAGCGAGGAACGGAACTCATTTGACTTGTTTTGTCGGAGTTCTTGTGGAATAAAACTTTTCGAGTTCCTGCGGCAAATCGTTGCCAATACGACGTTTCAGGCTGTTTACAAAAATAATGTGAGCGCCAACGCCCAGGCCCGAGGCCAGCAGGATATATTAGCGCTACTGCACAGATTGCGTGTTTTCCCCCTGGAGGAGAGCAGTTTTAGCGAGCTGGAAGAGAGCGAGCAACCCGCGGCCCGAGGGGCGACTGCCAGGAAATCCGATGACTGGCGGTGGTTAGGTGGGCGCGGAGCGATCGGATAAAACGGTGAAATATGCCAGAGGAAACCGGTCAAACAGCAGAAGCCCAGAGCACTCAAGAACCGAGCCCAAGTCTTGGTGAGAGTCAAACGAGCGAACACGCTGAACCGCCTATTACCTCTGCAGGTAACGGTCTAGCGCCGGCTCAACCTAATGGCGAGAAGCCTCGCGACAACCTGAGCCGGTACGAACGGACCAAACGTCAACGGGCTGAATTAGCCAAACGCGAGGCGGCTTTAACGCAGCGGGAAAGTCAGTTTGCTCAAAGAGAGCGAGCGGCGGCCGAGGCGGCAAAACCGAAACGCGATTACACCTTAGGGGATCTTCGTAAATACCGCGCTCAATGGGAGCAGGAAGGCAACTTCGAGCTTGTCGAGAAAGCGGATAAGGAGATCGCGGCAATGGAAGCCGAGGCTCAGGCCGAAAGGCAGAGCCGGACGGTTGAAATGCCGCCCTTGGGTAGCCAGGAGCATAAGGCTCAGTGGGAGACTGCCGAGCGCGAGCTCAGCCAGGCTGACCCTGAGTTTATGCGCGATGGCACCAGGCTGGATAAGAGGCTGCGTGAGATTATGGGAAGCGAAGATGGCAACATTTATCGCCAGCATCCGCGAGGGATCATTGCCGCATATCACCGGGCGAAAATGGAGTTACTGGAAGGAGATTTTAAAGGACTCCAGACGGAAAACTCCAAACTAAAAACTGAACTGCAGCGCTACACCGGGTTAACCTCGATTAGTGGTGGTGCACCGGCCAGGATCGGGAGCGGGGAACGAGAGTTCTCTAAACTGTCATTGGCCGATATGCGCAAACATCTGCGAAGTGGAGCGAAGCGCGATGGAGTGCCGTGGTTCTAGCTAACGAGCTCACTAATCTTTTATGCCTCCTCCAGTTTACGGGGCGGTTACGACGACCGATAAAGCGTCTGAGTACCGCATTTATTTTGCTAAGCAATTACTGACTCATCAGATCAATCAGTTGCAGCTTTACGATCCGGCCTACAAGGCGAGTATTCCGCAAGGCCAAGGGTCTAAGACGATTCGGATGTTCCGGCCACCGGTTGCCAACGTCGCTAACGTCATCACGTTAACCGAAGGCTCGCCGCCTTCTAATGCGCCATATAAACTCATTTTCGAGTTTATCACGCGCACGTTGCAGCAGTATGGCGGCTACGCCCAGGTATCGGATATCGTGGATGAGACCGAGTTTTTGGATACCGGCGATGCCTTAATGACCAAGTTCGGCGAGGAAGCCGCGCTCTGGTGCGACGGTCTGATCAGGGACGCTTGCATCAATGGAACGACTGAGGAACCGACCAAGTTCACCAGACGTTACGCTAGCACGGCAACCGATTTCGCGAGTCTGACCGCGTTAACCGCGGCAGCGGGCCGGTTTTCGACTGATGACTTGATCGATGTCTGTACCGAGATGCGGATCAACAAGGCCAAGGAATTTGATGACGGTTATTTCTGTGCGGTGGTTAGTCCCGAGCAGGAACGCGATATTGTCGAGGAACAGGGGAGTGCGTGGACGTACGCGAGCGCGTTTCAGAAGCCTGGCCAGATCTGGAAAGGCGAAGTGGGAACGTTGTTCGGGATTAAGGTTTTACGGACCACGAATTCCTGTTATCAGGCCGGTACTGAAGGCACCAACACGCCTGGCGGCTCGATCATCGCGGCCTTAGTATTCGGCAAGGACGCATTTGCGGTTCCGGACCTGGAAGGCGAGAACCCGCCAAGCCCGAAAGTGAACACGATTACGGAAGCGGATTCGGCGAACCCCTTCAATCAATTCATAACATACGCTTGGAAAACGTTTTACAACGCAGTGACACTCAGCTCATGGAATGGCGTTGTATTGCAGAGTAAGACGGCCTATACGCCTACTTAAGCTGATTATCAAGCACTTGCATGAGTTTTATGAATACTTCCGGGTACTTAGCTTTAAGCTTGTAAGTATGCCAAGCTAGGTCGTATGGGATATTATGAGCCTCAGAGAATGCACTGATTGTAAGGGTTGGAGTAAGCCAGATGGTACGCCGAGTATTATCGGTTTGCTGCTTTCTTGTTTTGAAGGAGCAATTCGAGGGCTCGTAATTGCCGTTAACGTTGTTGCGCTCCAGGGTGAGCGATTCCGTGTATCCGTTGGTCAAAGCCCAATCGCGGAAAGGCTCAAAATCTTTCCACGCTGGGTAGTAAGAGATTCCACGTCCGCCGTAATGGATAAACCCGGTAGTCTTGGGGTTATCGCATCGGTCCTTCATGTGCGACCAAATTGTATACAGACGGCGAAGCGGGTTTTTGTTTCCGCTGTAACCGTGCTTGCGATTGGCGATGCCAGCAGCTTTATGGGCCTTGTGGATCTTTGCGACTGTGCGCACTATGCGCTGGCAGCCGCAGGAATCGGACTGGCCTTGAATCAGTGCATCGGCTTGTCTCCAAACTTCCTTGCCGCAAGTACAATGGCAAAACCATTCGCTTTTGAAGCGTCCGGCTTTGCCGTAGGTCACGCTTCGCCGTGGACCAATTACGGTCAGATGTCCGAAGGTTTGGTTAGTAAGATCATTTCGAGTTGTTCTCATTAACCTCTTTCCTTCGGCCATCCATTAGTAAACTAAAGCAAAATAGTAAATTGATAAAAAGGATTAAATTACAGTGGCGACTATAGCAATAGGAATTAACAAGACGCCTGGTGGCGGGTACACCTCTGATGTTCCCGTTGCCGCGCTTGCGGAAGGCGGTGTACCGCCCGAGGAGGGCGACAGCGTTAGCTTCAGCGTCGAAGGAAAGGTGCAGAGTGTAACCGGCCAGACGGCGACCGTATCGATTGACTCGATTAACGGTGAACCGGTGGCTGAGGAGGGGTCCGAAAGCCCAGAGGAGGAAGGCGCTGAGCCTGAGACTGGGGCTGGGGGGTCGCCAACGCATGGAGGAGGAGCGCCGCCGCCGACGACAAGCGGGGCGAGTCCGGCGACTGGGCTGGACCGGATACCGGGGACACCCGCTGGATTGCCGCTGAGGCCTGGGGTAACGCCGGCGCGGGCTCGTAACATGGCGGGGCTTAAAGCTATGGGCGCAAAGCTGCGCCAGGGGGCTAAAGGGCGGCCAATGCCGTTCTAGCAATGCAAATCATCGTGCCAAAGAAGGGGACCGAGCCTGAGCGCAGGAAGGCTGAGGCTCATGTCCAGATTAAGCAGCACTATTACGGTCGCGAGATCCGGGACGGGTCACGGTTTCGGACCAACGGCGGATTCAGCAAGGCGCAGATAAGGAAGGTATACGGATGAGGTTTGCGCAAATGGCGCCGGTGACTGAGCGGGTGGGCGAGATGCAGGCGGCCTACGGCGCGTTCGATATTTCGCTTGATGGCGTGCCGACTCCGGTTTGGCTAGCGCGCAATCTGCAAAAATGGCGTTCGCCGGAAATGTTTCAGCTGGCCTTTTTCCCCGATGTTTACGTAAAAAAGGTATTAGTCAATCGGCGGATCTTCGGACCATTAGACTTAACGTACGAGGAGATTACGGCCCGTTGGACGACTGAAGCGCGGGCGGCTTATGGGCTCAACCAGTTCGTTAAATGCTACTCGTTTGGCGATGGGGAGGCCCCGAGTTTGTTCTGGTACGGCGCGGCCTGGCGGTTAAGTCCGCAGGTTGGCGGCGAAGTTTTGAGCGAGGTCTGCAAAATCTTTACCCGGCACGGGTTTACGCATTGCGGGGTGACTGACAAACGGCGGGTCAGAGATTTTGAAATGTGGTAACGAGAGAACCTTGGTGGCGACTGGTTCTATACTGGGGGTTAGTGGTGACTTACCTAACTGCTCCATTGGTCTTTTTTGTCGTTCACCTGAATGCCAGCAAAGAACTTGATGAGAGGTTGATGCATTCCGGGTTTTTGCGCGATTTTTACTTATCGATTACCGGGATGCTGATTTCTCTGGCGGGGCTTAACACTTTTCAAGTGGTGAGCAACGGCCGGAAACCGGAGGCAAAAGAGAAATGAGCGACGAAGAAACAGCATCGTTGTTGCGAGCGATCAAGGAGCAACTCAACCGGATCGAGGCGCGTCAGGTCGAGATGTACGAGCGCCAGGTATCGATCAAGGAACAGATTACTGAGCAGCCTGTGCAAGGGAGTTTTGCCAGTACGGAAGGTTAATGAAAATCAATCCACTGGTAGTCGATCTTTCGCATTTCGATTCACCGGCTAACTTTGCCCAAGCGAAGGCTGCGGGTCTTGTTGGTGTCATCTACAAAGCGACTCAAGGAACTGGCTACCAAGATTCGACCTATGTCTCGCAGCGAACGCTAGCTCTCAAAGCCGGCCTGAAATGGGGCGCATATCACTTCGGCGATTCGAGCGACGTAAAGCTCCAGGTCGCGAACTTCCTGGGTTTCGCCCAGATCGATCCCGACACGTTATTTTGTTTGGATTTCGAGCCTTACGATCCAAGTACGATGAGTCTCTCCAAGGCGCAGGACTTCATCACCCAGGTCGAGGACGGACTTGGCCGGCCGGGTGAATGCGTCCTCTATTCGGGGAATCTGATCAAGGAAGATCTCGGCTCAAAAGTTGATCTTTTTTTCGGTTCCCGGCGCCTCTGGCTTGCACAATACGCAACTGATTCCGTTGTTCAGGCGAGTTGGAAAACGTATTGGATCTGGCAATATACCGGTGACGGTCAAGGTCCGGAACCACACACGCTTAGCGGCTTACCAAACAACGTTGATCTTTCGTCCTATGATGGATCTCCGGAAGAACTGGCCGCGGAATGGGCCAGCGGTGCGGTGGCGCCGTCTCCAGAGCCGCCTGATCTCGTCGTGACAATCACCATCGAGGCGCCGCCTGGGGTGAGTGTAAAAGTCAACCAATGAGCGAGTTGGTTACAGACATCGTGTTTAGCAATGCGGAGAATGGGGCAACTCCGAACAAACTGAATCTGGCGTGGGGCAGGGCAAAAATCAGTCCGGAACTAATCTCGAATAAGCCTAGCGAACCGGGACCGGTTGCCGGCGGTTATGTCTTAGAGCTCAACGCGAGCGGCGCCCTAGTCAAAGTGCCGGCCACGAGCTTTGGCGGCGGCGCGCAAGGACCGCCGGGACCGACGGGGCCGGCAGGGCCGACTGGACCGGCGGGACCAACCGGGGCGACTGGGGCTGCGAGTACGGTGCCTGGACCGACTGGACCACAGGGAGTACAAGGTGTTGCTGGACCGCAGGGAACACAAGGTATTGCCGGACCACAGGGACTAACCGGGCCAACCGGAGCAGCTTCTACCGTTCCGGGCCCGACTGGTCCTGCTGGAGCGACTGGGCCGCAGGGAATTCAAGGCGCCACTGGTGCGACCGGGCCGCAGGGTCCTCAAGGTATTCCCGGTACTAGCGTCGACCCTGGTATCTGGACAAGTCTTTCTTTGGGCACTGGTTGGACGGCGCCAGTCCAAGCTCAGTACAGGGTTGAGGTTAACGGCGCAGTTTCCACCGTCTATTTCCGAGGCATGATCCAGGCGGCCTACAGCGCTCTTGGGACAACGGCGTTTACGGCGCCAGCCGGGGCACAGCCGAGTATGACGCGATCCTGTGTGCTGGGCGGTGCGCAGAATACGGGGACTCCAAGCGATATTGCAAGCTACCTGGCCAGTGTCAGCAGCGCCGGGGTTTGCACGATCTATTTTTTGTGCGGCGCGGCCTTTGTCTGGGCTGACCCGAGCAAAACGCAGCAGATTTATTTAGATGGGCTTTTTTACTCACTTTAATTTATGCCGGACATCGTAACTACGCGCACCTTTAGCGACGGGGAAAAGGGCATCACTGCGACGAAATTGAACGACATCATTGGCGGCGCCGCGATTCAGACCAGTTTTGTGAGCTCTAAGCCGGTCGCCAGCTCGACGGCTGCTGGTGATAATCTGTTGCTCCTTAAAAGTGGCGGCACCTACGCGCAGATTGATTCGAGCGCCTTCGCTTCCGCGATGGTGCCGTTATTGCCGGACCCGAACCCGAACATCTGGAGCGTTCGCCTGCGCAGCTTCAACGCCGTCGGCAATCCGACGTTTGAGGTCGCCCAGAGGAATTGTGGGAGTTTATTAACTAATCCGGGATTTGTTTCCGTTGAAGATCGCTGGTGGGCAGCTAAGTCTGGTGCGACTAATGTAGATTATCAACGTCTCAGTACGTCAACGGCAGCTGGAAGCGCTATTGTTCTTCCCGGGACGAATTTTGCGCTTACGACCTCTTTAATCCGTTTAACTAATAAAGCAGTTACATCGAGTTTAGCAGCATCGGATCAAGCTGGACTCCTACAACAAATAGAGGGAATCCGATTTCGAGAATTGAGTTCGGATGTACATTCAATGTCTCTGCTGGTTCGTTCTAGTGTCGCTAACTTGAAATTTGGTATCGGCGTTCGTGATCTTAGCGGTAGTCGAAGTTTGTGCAAACTTTGTCAACTAGGTGCTGCTAATACTTTTACATTAATTTCGTTGCCGAATCTTCCCCTGTTTCCTCCAGCTGGATCTTTTTCCATGGCTGCAGGCGCTATTGGGTATAGCATAAATATTACCGCTGCAGCAGGATCGACTCTTACTTCACCAGCGAACGACACATGGCAGAATAGTAGCTTTACTGCTGCGATCGGCCAAGACAATTTTTGCGCACAACCTGTTGGTAGCACCTTTGACATCGCCTTCGTTCAGCACGAGCCGGGAGCGCTTTGCTCGACCCTGATGGACCTCCCATTCACGCAGAACTACGACAATTGTTTGCGGTATTTCTGCAAGAGTTACGATTATGAGGTTGCGCCTGGATCGGTGTCTACGCTTGGCATGTTATCCCTTATGCAACAGAGCACAACGGCTGTCAATGGACCGCTGCGTTTTCCGAAAGCGCTGGCTAGATTGCCGACGTTCACAGCTTATAATCATGTCACGGGTGCGGCTAATAGTCTGCGGATTGCCGGCAACAGTTATGCAGTAAGCAGTACTGATGGTTTAGGTAAAGGGGGTCTGGATGGACTGAACACGGCGACTTTACCGGCAGTCGTTTTAGGAAGCACGGCCTATTGTCATTATACCGCCGACACCGGCTGGTGACCATTATTTATTTTTGTTATATGTATAATAACGATGTCGGCAGATTCGGCAGACTCTTTGACCAGATGGCTCAATTCGAAGATTGTCGCCTGACATTGGATGACCATATTTGCAATGAGTGTTTAGAGGGCGGCCCATAGGACGACCAGAACGATGTTTATCATGATAGCGTTGGAATCCTGCCCTGAGGCAAATACGACACTGGCGATGCCCGCCGGGATGAGAAGCGTTGATACTAATTACCAAGTTATCACCGCTAAAAGGGTGTCCGTTTTTGCAGTGAGTCGGCGGTGTTTTAGGGTGAAGCGCCTTGTGGGCTTTTCGCGTGATTGGTTCCAGGTGATCAGGATTGCAACATGCTCGATTTTCACAGACGTGATGAAGTTCCGTTCCTTCTGGAATAGGGCCAATGAAAATCTTGTAGACTGTGGCGTGGACTCTTTCGCTTTTCCCATTTATTCCGACCCATCCGTATCCTTGCATTTTCGCTCCAGTCCAGAGCCAGCAACCGGAAGGATCAAAGACAATGCGCTTCTGTAAATTTGATGGCAACATTTGTAGCTATATCATGAAAGTGAGGGTATAACCACGACAGTTCAGGATATAGCCGAGTTCACTTGCCAGACAGTAGGGGATACCTCGAGTGATATGCAGGATTTCGCCAAGCGCGCGATCCGGCTTAAATACTCGACCCTCTACGATGCGCACGCCTGGCGCGAGAGCATGCGGACCCTGGAAGCGTTGCCGGTTGATCCGGCGCTTAAAGGCGCAATCTTTTTGCCCTACGACGCTGAGGAAGTGATTTTTCTGTCGCTCTCCAATGACGGGGTTTCTTACGCGCGCCTGATCTACAGGGAACGCGATTGGATCGAGCGCCTTACCGGATCGCTCTTTATTTTGCCGGGAAATCTGCCGTGGTTTTACAGGGCGGAAAACCTGGCTTGGCCTTACTTGAATCCCGGCAAATTCACGTTTACGACCAGCGACACCTCGCCGTTTAACGTCTATATCGAGGGTAAAGATTTGAGCGGGTATCCGGTTAGTGAATCCTTTATTTTGAATGCGGTTCCTGACCCGAGCCATCCGCCTAATGTGATTCCGGGCAGTGTCGCGACATCCAACAGTTATTCGATCGTGACGTCATTATCGAAAAGCGCCGGCACGTTATCGGTTCAGGCGGATGCGCCTGCGAGCCCGGTTGTTATGCGGCCTTCCAGTCAAGGCTTCGTATTTTCGCAGTTTGTCCTTTATCCGGAGCCGCTCTTTACCGATCAGAACAACAACCCGATTCCGTATTTTGTCCGTATCCAGGTCAAGCTTAAAGCCGATACGCTGGACAACGATATGAGTGTGCCGCGGATTAGCCACATCTGGGATGCGCTGATCGAGTTTACCCTTTCATCGCTCTACAAAAAGGCGCGTCAGATCTCCAAGGCGCAAGCATCCGAGCAAAGCGCGATGCAGCACGTGCAGGCGGCGGTAAACGTGGAGAAGAACCAATCCGAGATGCACCAACAGGTGACCCCGACGGTGTACGAGCAGGGCGATTATCTGAGTCAGGGCGTTGACGCGACCAGTTCTAATCCATTTGGGGGATGGTGAAATGCCTGTATGGAATAGCCAGCTGGATGATGAGGTTTTAATCGATGGGACCGTACCGATTGCCGGGGTTGATAATTCGCAGCCGCCAAACGCTATTGGACCGACATTAGCGGCCAACGGCGAGAATAGGCTTACCCAGCAAGATGGGTTAAACCGGCCGCGACCCGGTATCATACGGCTCGTGCAGACTGCAGCGCCGACTAAAAGCCTGGACTCAATGCATCACCTTGGGGTTGGCGTCTTTCTCATTAACGACGGTCCGAAATGGTATAGTTACGATTCGCGCTCGAATGTTTTAACGACGCTTTCCGGAGGCCCCGCGTATGCGGCGAAGGCTCAGGTATATTCGGCGCTCGCCGATAAAACCCTTTACTTTTCGATCGGGACCGCGCTTTCGAAATATCTGCCGGGAACAGGCTTTGGTACGGTAACATTGCTTGCGCAATATCCCACGGCGCTTTACCCGATCTGGGTGGTGGAACGGTTGGTGTACGTTTTCGGGAACACACTGGTGGTTAGCGATATTCTTAGCCCGGAAGTTTGGGATCTAGCGACGCAAACCTTAACAATCGACCCGATTGCGAGCGATATAATTACCGGTCAATGCATCTGGCAGACTCAACGGATTGCAGTGTTCCGCAGTGGCTCAACATGGGTGGTTGAGACCGGGCCGAATCTGCCGGTGCTCGACTGGGAATTAAACCGGGTAAGTGGAACGATCGGTTGTTGTTGTCACGGCACGATTGTTCAGTGCGGTGCCGATGTCTATTTTTTGAGCGAGACCGGTCGCGGCGTTTACGCGCTTTCCCAGGCTCCGGCCAGCACGCAGCAAGGGGTCTGGCAACCGTTGAGTTTGCCGATAAAGCATTATATCGACCGGATTAACTGGAGTGCGATCGCCAATGCCAGGGCGACCTATTGGAACGATCTCTACCTGCTCTCGGTGCCCCTGGATGGAGTGACCTATAACAACTTTATCCTGATTTACTCCGTGACGCTTGGCACTTGGCAAGGGCTCTGGTGCCTGGATATCAACGGGGTTGATACGGCGGTGCGAGATTTTGCGCGTGACCGGACAAATCCCGATGCAACGCTGCTTTTGATTGGCACGGTAGACGGGATCGTTTCCAGGGTTACTTACCCGATCGAGCGCCGGTATTTTGATCAGAATATCGACGGGAGCAAGGTGGGGATAAATTCAGATCTGTTAAGCCGATCGTTCACGTTCAGCGGATCAAATGTCAGTCAGCAATACACGGTTGGCGGAATTATAAACCAGATTCAACCGCATTCAGCCCGGTTCCAATTTCTGGAGAGCGACGATCCGGTGGATATCACGATCTGGGCTGATCGGACGATTGAGCTGCTCAAAAAGTCGACACCGACAAATAATTACCGGCTGAGTCTGACGATCCCTGGATTCCCTTTCGATCTGGATAAGGAAGGCTATTACAATTTGCCGATCTCTTTAATGAACGTCGGGATCTGTACCGAGATGCAGGTTGAACTCGCCGGACCAGGCAACTGGACTTTGTACCAGATTAAATGCTCGGCGTTCGAGGCGATGCCGTTGGAGAGCTTATGAGTTGTTCAATGTTAGAGTTCATGGGCTTTATCTGGCTGGCTGATCGCCTGGTCCCATTTATACGCGAAAATCATCCCAAATGGCGAGACGGTTCGAGCGATGGGCTCTATGAATACCTAGCCTGGTTTTGGGCCCGGAATTTATTGGCTGTCAGTATGTCCAATGAGCAAATTCATGGGGTTTGCGCGATCCGGTTTTTTAATCGTCTGGAGGATTTTCTTCGACCGCGAGCATTCGAAGCGGGAGGCAAATTTTGCATGGTCGACTTGTTGGTTGCGACCAGTCCATTGGCGATTGCCGATTGTTTTGAGAGTCTTTTTGGGCGCTGGGGACCGCAAGAGATCATGTTGTGGGAACGCGGGGAGCGAACGGAAAACACTTCTCGCCCACCGCGGATGTACACTTGGGACCAATATTTGAAACTTAAAAGGAGACTGGCTTATGAATGGCTCTAATTATTGTCGGAAGGAGGGTTGCTAAGATGGGTGGCTCAAGCGCACCAACTCCCGAAATCATCCACCCCGGGGAAGCCGCCCAGGCTGCGGTTGGCACGGCCGCGGCGGGCGAGATGATGGGGATCGCCAATCAGCCGATTGAACAGTATGCGAACCTTTACACGACCCAGCAGCTTGGTCCGGCTCAGATGCAGACCCAGCAAGCGCTTGCCAACCAGGCGGCTTACCAGGGCGCGGTAGCGCAGCAGGATATCCAGTCGCGCGTTGATCCATTAGCATACGCTCAACGCCAAATGCGTTTAAAAGCCGCGACGACAAGGCTTGGGCAACTTTACGGCCAAGATCCGAGCGCCTTCAGTTTTCGCGGGCCGAGTGCGTATGCGGTGCCTGGGACTGCGGATGTGCCGAGCCTGCCAACGTTGCGCGGAGCGGCCAGTGATATTGCGGCCAACCTGGCGACTGGGAGCGTGGATAAGAGCGGAACCAATCCGAAGCTCAAAGTTCCCACTGGAGTCGACCTCCGTTATCCAACAACGGCTCAGAGTTATTTTTAAACCATGGCCTGGATCAATTTAGATTCAGAAAGGCGATATGACCCGGAGACGGGTGATGTCCAATATAACAGGAATGGTAATTGGCAGGATATCGGCAATGTCAACAAGCGCAATCCAATGTCGAATTGGAACTATGCGATGCCGACCGAGGAGCAGGTTCAGCAAATCAAAATCATGCAGCAGGTCGGCGGCAATCAAGGTGCTGCTGGGACTGCTGCTGCGCCGAGCTCGCCGCAGGCGGCCATGCAAAGAAGTTATTATGGACAAAACCCGACAATTTCGAGCGGCACGGGTGGCGGCTTTACCGGGGCCGGCACAACCAATACGGCTGGAGGTAGCACAATGACCTGGAACCAGGTAGCGCAGCAGATGGGCCTTTCTCAAGGTGACATCACTGCAATTCAGAACGAAGGGGTGACACCCGATCAATTATACGCTGGGCGTCAACAGGGACTAGGTATAGCCGATGTCATAGCCAGGTCTAAGGCAGCATCGGCGGCAGCCGCTCCAGCTCCAGCTCCTGCACCTGACCCGACGCAGCCCGAGACGCGCGGGCTCCAGCAGTTAGCGCAGATCGATCCGGCCAGCGAAGCCTTAAGAACTGCGCTTAGCCAAAGTTATTTGACACCGCTCCAGCAGGCAGGGCAAACCGGGCCGCCTCCAGCAGCCGATGTGCAAAGTTACCTGGATCTCTATAAGCAGATCGATCCTCAAGGGTACGGGCAACGGGTAGCTCTTGCCGGTGGGATGGACCAGTTTGTCCAACATGCGCAACAGCAAGCCGCTTTGGGTACTTCACTTGATCCGCAAACAATTCGCGAGCTCGAGCAATCAACCCGCGCCGGGCAGGTCGCCAGAGGTAACGTTTACGGTACACCGCAATTAGTCGCTGAAGCAATGACACGCGGTCAGGCCGGGATGCAGATTGCTCAGCAGCGCCAGGCTGCTCTCTCAAGCGCTTTGGGCCAGCAGCAAGGTTATCTGGGAAGCGGCCAGGGGATCGGTGATGTTGCCAATACGCTCTATCAACAGGGATTTCAGCGCAACCTTGCGGCCCGCCAGGCCGCCCAGGGCGGCGCGCTCAGTTACCTCGGGAGCGGCCAGACGCCATATCAAGCCGGCGCAGGCTATATGAATGCGGCTGAACAACGCGCAGCAATGGCGGCGCAGGGCGGCCCGCAATATAATCCCTCGAGCCTTGGTCAACAGTATCAGGCGCAGCAGTTACCGCAGTACGGGCTCGATATGAGCCAACTCGCAGGGAATTGGTATAATAACATCAACCAAGCCAACCTGCAGGGGTACGGGCTCGGGCAAGCTTACGGGCAAGGTGGCAGTAATAAAGCGATGTCAGCTGGAGCTGGCGCGTTAAGTGGCGCGGCAAGTGGGGCACTTGCTGGGTCGGCCGCTGGACCGTATGGAACATTGATTGGAGCCGGGGTCGGAGCCGTAGCTGGTGGCTTAGGCGGCTATTCTAGATGAGCCTCTGTTGGAGCATCTAGTGGAGCGGTTAGTGGAGCGGTAAACTGGAACAAATGATATGCCATTAATCAAAAGTCCGAGTAAAAAAGCTATCGGGCAGAACATCAAAACTGAAGTTGCTGCTGGAAAACCAAGGAAGCAGGCAATTGCGATAGCTCTTGATACGGCGCGTCGGAGTGGGGCGAAGATCCCCAAGAAGAAAAAAGGAGGTTCGTACTACTAGTCATGCCAGCCAGAATTCAAGCTACTCATCCTTGGTATCCGCGGCTTCGATTGCCGTATCAGCGCCAGGCAGCGCAGCCTGGCGGTGGGGGTGCTGCCCGCGGCGGCGGCCGTGGCGCGGTTGTCCCAGGTGGTATTGATACAGGGTCTACCGGGAACGTTGGCGGCGATCTAGTTAAAGCGATTTCTAATACGATCCAGCAGAATCGGCAGAACGCGGCCGCCAACCAGATCCTTAACACCCAGACACCGCCTCGGGCCGGGGCGGTAGGGCCTGTTGTAGATCCTACGACCGGACAAGTTACTGGCGGTATTACGCCCACGACCGGTACACCGCAGCAGACGGGCGGGATGGGTGAGCTCCAGCTGCGCCAGCAGCAAAACCAGCAGGATTTAGCTGATGAGTTGCAACGGGCCAAGATCGCCTCAGAGCTGGCCTTAGCTCAGCAGCGCACGGGTCGAGATGGCGGCGGTGGCGGGGGTGGCGGGGGTGGTACTAGCGGAGGTGGTGGCGGTGGCAACGCGAGCCGGTGGAAAGATTATCTGAGCGGCGGTCAAGGGGCTCAGAATGTTCCAGGTGGAACAAAAGGGAAACAGGCAGCGTATGAGCCTGGATCGATTGATCCCTTGACCGATCCGAACGCGGACAAGTTTCCGGTTGTTCAAGCGGATTTTGATTCGCAGTACGGCAAGGGTATGTACGGCAAGGTCATGTCGCAGCTACCTAATATCCAGCCGGATAATAAAGGCAACTACGCCATTCCGGATGCAAAAGGCGATACACTCATGACTATGCCTGGCCAGGATGCCAGTTATTGGCTTGCCAGGGCTAACGCGGCTCGGGTTCGCGGTGGTCAACAGCCGGTTATGAGCAGCACGTTTCCGAGTGTTAATCCTAATAGCGGGCAACCTGGCGGCACGGAAGTTAATCCTTACAAGCCTGCTAACCAGCTTGAGGCCAGATCGCTGCCGTATAAGTCGTTTTTCGTCGATCCCGCTACCGGGCAGGTTGGACAAAAGCTGCCTGAAGAGAAGCAGACAGCGCCTACGGGTCAGAAAACTAGTCAGACGAGTGATCAAGGGCAGGGCTTGGCTGATGTTACAGCACCGACTGACATTCCGCAGCAACCGGCAATTCAGGCGCAACCGCCGCCACAATTGGCCGCCTTAACGCCGGGCAATGCACCCGCCGCTTTCGATTTAGGGCAGCAGCAGTCGCCGGCTGGCGGGTTGCCGGATACGGATTTGGCAAATGCGATTGCTCAGGCACGGACAGCCAATCAACTTAGGGTAACAGCTTAAGATTTTATGGTCACCGCGCAGATCTGGTTGAAGAGAACTACGCGGTGCCTTCTTTGCTTAGCTGGGCTGGGCTACGCTTTGCTCAGCTGGGCTATGCTGGGCTGAGCTGAGAATTCTTATTAACGACCATTTATATGGCAACTGTAGCGGAAGAAATTGCACGAAAACGTGCGGCAGCGGCGTTAAACGAGCAAGCCGATTCGCC